CAAGAGACGACCAAGACCAGTACCGTCAAGAGTTTCCATAAGTGCTTTAATTTGAGGGTCGCTCTCAATCAGCATCTTTAGACCTTCTAGCTGTGTCTTGGTTAGTTTACCGCGTTGTACTCGGTCCCGCGTTTCTTGACGACTTTCAGCCTGTCGTGCTAGGCCTAGACGTTCTTTCTCCATAGCTAAACGCATCTGGTCTACTGCAGCCTTGTTGGCTTCTGAAGCTTGCGTGGCCTGAAGTTTTGCGGCACGCTCTTGCTCCGCAGCTTGTAGTTTAGCAGCTTCAATATCTTGAGTCTCCATTGCCCTGAGTGCTCGCGTAGCACCCAAAACAGTAGGCCCAAATCCCTGACCAGCAAAGCCAGCCTGTTGGAACTCAGGCTGTGCAAACATGCGTAGGAGGTTAGCCATAAACTTACCCATATCACCGCCCATGAGGGTCTTGGTCATATCTGCTTTGCGACTGGCTTCTGCCTGTTGGTTTCCTATGTTTGCACCAATTTGTAAAGAAGTTTTATTTTTATCGGCTATGTTTTGCTCTACTGTTGGAGCAGGAACAGCAGATTGTGTAATTGTCGCTACAGGAGTAGGTTGCATAACTGCCGCAGGTACAGGAGCAGGAACACCTGTGTTCCACACTGGGTTCAAATTAGGTGTAGTGGGCATATATGGATTGTATGCTTCTCGGTACTTGTTTACATTACTTTGTTGATTTGCGTTACTGGGAAGAGGCAAACGAGGAAGCACTTCCATTTTAATAGGTGCATTAGCCATATTCTTATCCTACCTAAATCAAGCCTTGGAAATTGAGGTAAGGCCGTTTGACAATAGTGTTTTCAAGTTGTTTAGCAATTCGTCTGGCAATTTCTGCCTGTATCTCAGCCTGTGTACTTAGCTCAGTTGGGATGCCGTAGGGAGACTGAGTTGGGCGATAGCTTGACCTACCCGTCGGTACTCCCGGCATAGGGGGGAGACGGCCCTGCACAGGCTCAACTGGCACTGGACCTTTACCAGAACCAAGACCACTTGTGGCAAGATTGTTCAAGAATGAATCAATATCCTTCTTGTAACCAGCCTCTGAACCACCAGTGATCGTGATGTCGTGTGCTTCGCCAAGATCAGTAGTAATGCCGTCAGCTTCGCCGTACATTTCACGTTCTGCTTCAGACATTCCTGCCATTGGGTCTTGCTTTGGAAGCATTCCACCAGTAGCCTCGTAGCCAGCATCCATCATAGGATTGACGGTTACAGTAGACGGAGTGTCCTTATAGTACTCAGAGGAACCCATGCGTTCCAGTTGTGCTAAGAGTTTACCCATTTACAACTCTCCCGTAATCAACTCGATAGTACCCATCAGAGCCAATGGAGACAGCTTCTGGCATAATGTTAAGAATTTCTTGAGCAAGGACACCAAGGGTTCCTTGATCTCCGACAATCTTTTTAGCCTCGTTTGTCCACTTCCAACGATAAACCGGAATACCGTTCTCAAGCTCACCGACACGTTTGATCTCAGTCTTGAGCCTAATGTCAGAAGCACCATATATTGATGCTGCTGTACCCGCTGCGCCAGCAAGCTGCTGGAAGATAGACTGACCGGGGATAACCTGACCAGTCATGCCAGAGGAAGTCTGCTGCATCTGAGTGGAGCTACCAAGACCAGCCAAGCCGCCCAGCAGGTTAGCGTACGTGATAGCCTGAGCACGTTCTGCTTCCTGCTGCTGCTGTGACAGACGACGAAGGTCCGCAAGTTCAGCACCCTGACGAGATTCAATGTCTCGGCCAATGGCTTCCTGCAGCTGAGCCGGTGTCATCTGAGCCTGAATAATTGACTGAGCCATTCCAGGCAACTGCCCCATTGCTGCCATTCGACGCTGATCTTCTGCACCCAGAGCACTGGCCAACTGGCTCTGCACAGTTTCTTCGCGCTGCTGCTGCTGGAGAGCCTGAAGCTCACCTAGGGCAGTAGAGCCTAGCCCAAACTGACCAGCTTCCATAGCTTGCCGCTGGGCCAACTGTTTATCACGCTCGGTAAGTTGACGAGCCTGATTAGCAATCTCTCCGGTCTGCGCCTGAAACAATTCGCTAGTTCCCGGAGCAGCGGTAGCCCTACCGAACATCTGATCGTAGACAGTTTGGAAACCGGGAGCAAACCCAGCAGCAGTTTGACCTACCTGTCCGTACAAGTCTCTAGCTGCTGCGGTCTGAGCAGACGTACCCGGAACCAACGGACCTTGGTACAACTGTGGAGCAACGTTGAACCCCGCCTCCAACTGTGGCAACAGTGTTTCAATGTAGGGAGTAACGGTTTCCCACGGCTCAACTTTACTTGTCCCTTGCGTCTGCGAACTCGACGGTGCTTGAACCACCGTGCTGCTAGGTTTAAAAATACTGCTCATTTTATAGCCTCTTATATATAGTAATACTTGTTAGTTTGTAACCCAGTGGAGCCATCACCTTTTCCCAACCCTTGCGACCGGTCATCTCAAAGAATTTATAGCCAAGAGCTTTATAGTACTTTTCTAATACTGGGACCAAGTCTGGAAAGTGAAACTTACCACCAATGGCTTCTGCGTTAATTCCTGTTGCTTGGGGATACGCTGCAGCCCCTATGACTAAACCACCGACGATTTGACCCGTTTCAGAATCAATAGAAACCCAGAGATCAGAAACCTTATCTATTACTCGTTGGATAACATCTATTCCTTTAACAATCTCTGTATTGTTTCTTTCTGTGGCGTTTTCTACGTACTCCCAACACTGGCCCACTATTGTCTTAAAGTTCTTACTCTTAGGGTTTACTTTCCTATAACTTAACCCATGAACCGGCAGCGTTGAAAAAGTATATACCTTCTCCGCTTCCGGGGTTCCAACTAGTTCCGTCTGCATATCGTATGTCACCTTGACTTGGTTTGGTAGGAGCAGCGTAGACTACGTCTAAGTGTCCGTCTCGCAATAGGTCTACAACAGCACCAAGTTCGATAAAAGTTTCGTTGAGATAACCTGGAAGCTCTTCTGGATCAGAGGGCGGATTAGCGTGGTTAAACCGGAGGAACTCTCTGCTCATCTGTCCGACACCACTTCGGACTCAATTGCATATCCAGAAAGATTAAAAGAAGTATCGGTGTCGTGTTCAAACTTAATAGCGATGTATCGACCGCGAACTCGACAATCAACTTTATTGTCTACGCCAATATTGAACTCAACTGGGTCAGCGTAAGTAACACCAGCGTAGGGTTCTAGTTCAGCCCCTACACTTATTTTAACATATCCTGTACCACTAATTCTAGGATAAATTCTACTTATATACTTAACAGAATCTGTTCTTCCAGAGTGTAGTCCAACTCGTTCCAAAGTTGTTACAAATGTTGTCCCGTCAAACGTCGTACTGGAGTCAGCCAAGAAGAACCTGCTGTCACCTGCAGTGCTTGCAGGGTAACACATCAGTAGAGAATCAACAGCAGGGTTATACGCTTGTTGAGACCAGGCAACTGTGCTGTTTTGCCAAGTGTCTGTGGCTGCTGCCCATGTGTTTGTAAGCTCAGGGTCTACCAACCCTACGCCAATGTAGTTGACACTTGGGAGGTCTCTGGTAGCCCAAGTATTGTCTCTATAGTTCCAGACCAAGGCAGTGTTTGGTAAACCACCAGTAGCACCTGTGCGAGGATAGCAAATCCAGACTTCGTTTTGGATACGGTTATTGACCAGAAACGTTTTGTAATAGTATGTGCTGTCGATCTGGGAGAACAAGAATGTTTTGACTTTGTCGTCAATAATACTTCTCAGACTATTACCGTTTGTGACAACAACGTCGTTGGTTGACATAAAGACGTGATTGCCATCGCCCAGATCAACAACAGCGTCCCTGGAGAACAAACCAGTGTTCTTAAACTTCTCTCGAAGGTTGAAGGTAAACGTACCGCCAACATAGGTCAAAGAGTGGATACTGTCTTCCTTGTAGACGATAAGCTCGTTGCCCAGAGGCAGCGCGTTAAGGATACGACCCTTGGTGCCGCCTATGGTAGCCTCTCCTGACTCAGAGGCGGTGCTAGCAGAGTTCCAAGTATCTGCACCGTTGCTAGATGCCCCGGAAGGAATAGCGTCGCTCCAGCGCACTGTAAACGGCTTTGCGGTGCCACTGTCGGTTAGGTTAAGAGCAACCAAGTGGTTCCTAAACGGTACAATTACCTCACAGCGAAGCGTGGCGGGCCAATCAGGAAGGTCTGTAAACAACGAACCTCCCTGAGTAAAACTCTGAGGCACGTCCAGTGAGTTGTTAACTACCAAGACACCGCCAAGCACACCGCCCTGCCAGTTCTTGGTAGTTCCTGCGATAGTGGTGTATGCTCCAGAAGACCTGGTAACATTAGCGTGGGTAGTTCCTGTAATTTTGTTTAGAGACGTAGCACCACCGTAAATCCACAAAGGTGTGCTGCCCTGTGTCCAGCTTGTAATCCAATATGGCGTGTCTAGGGCTGTTCCAAAAACACGAGTATTTCCTAAAATAGTACTGGCTTTTTTATCAACAAACCGCACGTTATTTGCGCTTGTAAAAAACGTAGGCGGCA